TTAAGAAAATAAGGAATCTAACTTTTCAATGACTGATTCTTTCATTTGTTTGGTTACGTGGGTATAAATTTTCAGAGTTGTTTCGGGCTTAGAATGGCCGACTCTATCCATAATAGCTTTTAAACTAACATTTAATTCTGTTAACAAAGATACATGAGTGTGCCTAAATACGTGAGTAGTTATGTTCTTGTTAATATCGCAAATTCCTGCTGCTTTTTGAAAAGTTCTGTTAATGTTAGGTAAATTCATGGGTATTCCCTTGTCGCTACAAAAGAAAGTATCTGAATGGTTGGAATCTTTAAAATCATTATCAGACATATCATTCTCGAATTTTATTTTCTCGATTATTTTAATTGCTCTTTTTGGTAAATCTATCGTTCTATTTGATGCGATCGTTTTTGTTGTACTTTTTATAGCAAGTGAGTTCTTTTCTCCCATGTCCAATGTTCCATCCACAACCATAGAACTTCCGTTAAAGTTTTCGTATCTCAGGGCGAGAGCTTCACCGATACGTAATCCAGTCAGAGACAAGAATTCAGCAAGGTCTGCATATCTTTTATTTCTAAAGGCATCACTTCTTAAACATTTCAAAAGTGCAGTTAATTCACTTTTCTCTAAATATTTTGTTTCAATTTTTTCTTTATCTTCATAAGTAACAGGTTTTGCAACAAGTCGAATAGAATCAACTGGATTTGAAGTGACATACTCATTCGTTTTTGCGTAAGCGAACATAATACGAAGTAATGATTTAGATTGTCTCATTGTGGAAAAAGAATAGTTATCTTCATAATAAATATCATCTAATGCATCTTGGATAATACGTGTTGTTATTTTAGAAACTAAAGCATCGGCAGGGATTTTTTTGTTTACGAGTTTTAAATTTGCTTCATGCCTTGTGAAAGAACGTTTTTTTATTGTCCTACGGTATTTCTTCATGAATTCTGTTTGTAATTCCATAAACGTTTTTTTTTCCACATTAATTTCATTTAATTTGTCGTCAATACGTTTGCTTAGTATTCTTCTAGCTTCATTTTTAGCGCGGCTAGAACCCGTGTTAAGGGTAACCGAAACAGTTTTTGTTTTCTCGGTGAGAGGGTCGATGTATCTTTCGTAATAAATGAACTTCTTGTTTTTTTCTACTATCCACATGTTAAATTCCTCCTTAATATGGTAAAATAGGCAATATAAAGAGACCTATTTTTTAGGTTGATTTTTTGTGTAAGCACTCCTTAACTTTGGTCGGTGGGGGAGTGCTTATTTTTTATCTATATTCCTAAAATTTGTTTCTTTTTAGCATCATAATCATCTTGATTTATTACACCTATATCTAACAACTCTTTTAGTTTTTGTAACTCATCTAACGACCCGTTAGAATTTACAGGTTCAACATTCGTGGTTTTGTTGTTTTCATTATCACGTAATATTAGTTCAAGTAATGATGTGCATTCTTCTGCCGCTTTTAAGGCCTCTTTGTACATAAAGTTTTTCTTCTTCATAGATAGTTCAATAAATTTTATATATAATACCGGGTTATCAATGCTGTCTAATGTTAATTTTATAAAAAGTTTATCACATGTAGACTTAGTTTTTTTGCCGCCTGTGATACCACCCACAATCGCTCCAACGCCTCCAAATAATACGCCACCAACAGCCGCTCTTCCTAGTCCGCCGGACGACAATTGTTCTCCATCCTCAATAACTTCATAAGAAACGAGTTCGTTAAAATTAATTATAGCTAAATTCTTCTTGATTAACTTAGAAGAAGGTACTCTGAATTTTTTTGTATCTGTATTTATCTGTAAATATGATTTAACTTTTTTAGTATACTCGAAAGTTTTGTTTTCCTGTTCTCTATCACTGTTATCAGCTAATGACGCCTTAACTTGTTCGAGGCTCATATTCTTTAAATTGGCTAACATATTCATCGGTATTTTCAAACATTTCTTACACACTATTACTTTGTCTTTCAAAACATACTTACCATCCATAATACCTAATTCTCTTTGACAAACCGTACATTGCTTACTCATTATTATTCCTCCGCTCATTTTCATGTTTTTTATCACTGTGTACTTTCCCTAATCGTTCTTTAAATCTATTTGTTTTAACGTTTCTGTCAGGGCGCTTTTTATAAACATCTTTTTCAAAAACATCTACAGCTACTTCTAAGACCCTGATTTCATCATTTATTCTTTTTTGTTTTCTATATATAATTGCCAATCTGTCGTAAGGGTGATTTCCTTGAAATCTATGCTTTATATTATATTCATAAAGTTCAATCGCTTTATCTACATCACCACTTTTTTCTAATGTAATCCCTCTTTTGTTATTATTCACCATTTTTAACTCTTTAGAACTGTATTTATTCATTGTCAGTAACTCATCGGAGGCATCATTTGCCGCTTTAGTCGTTTCGAATGCCTCTTTGTACTCTTGTTCATTTATGACACCTCTGTTCAGCAAGTCGTCATAGAAGGCTTTATCATCAACGTAGATCTCTGTTTGTTTATCGTTAATCAATAAAGGTTCTGGGAATTTATGTTCATTTATTATAGAGGAATGTAATTCAATTAATTTAACAGCTTTATCCGTTAAATTGTTTTGTTTGTCAATATAACCTAAAGATATTAAAGTGCCACTTCTTTCGTTAACACTTATTCCGTATTTGAAAACGAAATAGGCGGGTATCTTCTTTTTATTTGTTCTAGGGTTAGCTAGCCACCAAAGATATATAATGTCTCCTCTGTATAAATCATCTTGATATATAATATCCATATACTCTTTACGAACAAGTAAAGAAGGGAGTATGTCATACCTGTCCAAAATTTTCGAACACTCTTCATTATTCGGCAAAAAGGGAATACGTTTATAGTTCTTTTGACGATAAAGTGCTAATAGTTTTTCTGTAGAATCAATTTTATTTATAGAGGCGTCAGATTTCGACTGCACGTTTAGATTTTTTACAAAGGAAAATAAATTTTTCATTCAAACTTCCTCCTGTTGTTTTTTATAATATAGTCGAGAAGAATATGACTTTACCACTTATGCTAACCATATTAGCATCATGCAATGTCGTATGATCGATAGCGATATTTTTAAAACCAGCGTTATCAGAGTTTGGCTCGAATACCACAAAACCATCAATCATATTAGGGCGGTATGTTTTTAATGAATACTCCGCATCGTGATTGAATATAACAATGTCACCATCTTTATACATATAATCTTCTAATGGTTTAGCCACAATGATTGAACCGTTAGGAATGACTTGATTCATCGAATCCCCATTAACATACATAGAAAACAAGTGATCATCATTTGCATAACGTCCTAACATAGCTGTGGGAATATCAATTGTTTCCACATTCCACACTTTTAGACCTTCAATTTCAGCTAACGCACCGGCTGCCACATCACCGTATAGTGGGAGTGTTTTTGTTTCAGCAGGAATTGGAATCCTTTCTATAGAAGAAAGTGGCTTATTTTCTAATTCTTTGTCTATTCCCAACAAGTAATCTGCAGAAACACCAAAGTATTCAGATAGTGTTTTTATTTCTCTGCCTCTAGGAAGACTATCTCCACTTTCCCACTTAGAAACAGTAGTGTAATTTTTATATCCTAAAAATTCAGCTAACCCTGTTTGTGTTAAATTTTTTCTTTCTCTTAACTCTTTTAATCTTTCAGCGAATATCATGCCATGTTCTTCCTTCATATCTTTCACCTCATCTAATAACTATTATACACGTATATGAATTAATTTCAACATGAAATATGTACATAACTACATTTTTTAACTGAATATGAAAATAATTCATATTTATGTTGCATATGAATTTAATTCATGTTATATTTGAATCAAGTTAAACGAGAGGAGGTGGCAGCATGGTTAATATTGCCGAATTAAGAGCTAGACACAGCAAGATGACACAATCAGAACTTGCTAAAGAGTTAGGTACAGAACAGGCTAATATAAGTCGTTGGGAGCAAAATCCACTAAGTATGAATTCTAAAAACCTTATTAAAGTAGCGATTTACTTTAATGTGTCTATTGATGAATTACTTGGGGTTAATGAAAAAGAAAAAGTATTGGCTTAATTTTTTTACCCTCTATATGAATTTAATTCATATAGAACTACAAAACGCATAGGAGGGAAGCAAATGAAATTACAAGAGTTAAACAAACAAGTGGAAATTTTAATAACCGAGGAAGCTCAACGTCATTTCACTATAGCTTTGAAAGAAGCAAAGACAGTTGGTGACCTTTATAAATACAAAAGAACATTAGCTAAGCAGCATGAAAGATACGATTTCACAAGCGGTGTGAATGCGGCTATCAGTCGTGAATGTACGTCCCTTATTCACAATTTTGTTTCTGAAATAAAAATATAACCTCCCGCTGTAACGAGAGGTTAATAAGGAAATTAAATTAAATCCAGTGTTTCAATAGTTAAAGCGAAATTTTTAGCGTAATCTTCAAAATTATCTACAAGTTCGTTGCTTGTATGACCTTTTGCTAAAATTATACTTCTAATTTCTATAAAAAGAGTATAGGCATAATCGACATATCCAACTTGGAAACGTTCGAAATCTTCATTCAAAACACAGAATAATTCTAAATTATCTAAGTAAGAAGCCAACTCGCTTAAAGTTAAAAATTCTTCTGGATCATAAGAAAATCCTCGGTTAGTAACTTTGTCAATTGAATCGTAAAGGAAATGTAATTTTGAGTTAGCTAAAACAACTTTATTTTTAAAGTAAGAATTATGAAATTTGTTTATTGTATTATCCACATTAATCACCTCACTTTCTATAGTGATTATACCAAATAAATTTAAACAGGAGGCAAGCAAATGGAAAATGAAGAAGCTAAATTAAAAGTATCTATTGAAAGTATCGAGGAAGTTCAAGCAAAGTCCGAAAAATTGAGACGGACATTAAGAGAAGCCCACTCGTTGGTAGACGAATTGGCTTCATTGAAAATTGGTGAGTGTGTAGAAACTGATAAATCAGAAGTTGTAAACGTTGGTTTATACCAAGATTACAACTTAACACTGGAATCCAAATATGGTGCAAAAGAAATTGATGAATCCAAAGTGAAGAAAGTTATTTTGATTTATTAAAATATTCGTTTAAAGTTTCTTCAATTATCTCACTTGTAGAAGAAAAATAACTTTCAATTTCAGTTTTGGAAGTCGATTTTCTAGGAAAATTTTTATCTTCTTTAATATCCCTAGCTAAATCTCCTACATAGTTGTTGTCCTCAACAAATTGAAGCATGAATTCGTAATACGTCAAATTATTCACCACCTTTCTTCTATTATAACAAACAGGAGGTAAAACGAAATGACATCATTAGCAACAATTGAAAAACCTACTAATAAATTAGTAGACATGAAAAACAATGAAGCAGTTACAAGTAGCTTGCAAATATCTAAGTCATTCGGTAAGGGCCATCGTCATGTGTTGTCAGTGATTGATGAGCTAAAAAAAGGGGTTGCCGAAAAATGGGCAGACCTATTCCATGAAGTATCTTATGTTCATCCACAGAATAAACAAACTTATCGACAAATCACTATGAATCGTGACGGTTTCACTTTGCTGGCTATGGGCTTCACAGGTAAATCAGCATTGCAATTCAAACTTAAATATATCGAAGCTTTCAACGAAATGGAGCGACAAATCAAACAGCAGCCAATTCAAACGGAATTATCGCTCCCACAGAATTATGCACAGGCTTTACGACAACTTGCTAATACAGTGGAGGAAAATGAACAGTTGAAATCCCAGTTGGAAGTGAAGCGGTCACAACAATTGACTTTGGAAGCTCCTCAAAAACTTTATACAACTGATTCAATTGCACGTGAATTAGGTTACCCATCAGCAGCTGCTCTAAACAAGCAAATGCACTATGAAAAATTTGTTTACTTTAAAAAAGGAAATTGGGTTTTATATAAATCTTATCAAAAAAAATGTTTGAAAGATATGTCCACACTTTCTAAGTCTCGTTTATGGACAGAAGAAGGTAGATATTTTATCAAAATGAGATTCGGCAAGGAATATTTAATGCCATAAAAAAATTTGAATCTAAGGCTTAATTATCTTACTTTTAGCCCTTTATAGATATAGGAGGAATAAACATGCCAAAACCAGTTGAAATCGATTTAAATAAAATCGGAACTAATCCAGAACTAACAGATGTCATTTATGGTAACAAAGAAGTTATTTGCAAAGCGTTCAGTATGAATAAATCTACTCTAACTCAATGGTTAGCAGAAATGCGAAGTAATCCGAAATTTGAAAGTGGTGTTCTTAACGTGACACATAAAGTTGTCTTGATTCATATTGAAACTTTTGAAAAATTCTGTGTGTGGAAGTCACAAAACAGATACAAACAAACGAGGGGGTAAAAATATGCCAATTCTTTTCTGGTTATCAGTTTATACATTCGGTGGTTTCCTTATCGGTTACGTCATCTACGATGTAATGATCGCTGAAATGACTGCAAAGAGTAAACGTAAGAAATACTTCAACAACATTATTGATACGAGTACTCAATACCGTAGATATGTGAAGGGAGGTGAGTAAATGTTTAAATTTAAACAATACGATGTATTAGATGCGATTGAAACGGGAGAGTTCGAACCATCTGAACGTACAAAGGTAATTATCATCACTAGTGTGTTAGATAACTCGTACTGTGTACGTCTGAATGACGGTACAGAGATGTATGAGATAGCGAAACACATTATTGATAATAACTATAAAAAAAGACCAACAACGGTCGCACCCGTTAGTTAGTCAAAGCAATAATTTATGGCTTTATTATACCACATTGAGGAGTGAATAGATGCCTAAACTTTGGAACGAACAAGCAACCTTAAATTTAACAAATGCTGAACTGGCTTATATCTATGAAATGTTATCAAATACGGATGCTTACAATGATTCGGATGCAAGATTGCAACTCATTCACCAACAGGTAGATACTAGTCAACTAGATTCGATAGAAACATACAATCGTTTAGGCGAGTACCTGGACGAATTATAAAAAGGAGGTCGAATAATGTCCACACTATACGAGTTAACCAATCAAGCAATCCAATTGAAGGAACTCGCAACAACGAGTGATCCAGAGATTTTCAAAGATACGCTAGAGAGCCTTAACCTAGCGATTGAAGATAAAGCTGACGGTTATGCCCGAGTGATTCAAGAGCTGCAAGGGCATGCGCAGACGATTAAGAATGAAGAAATACGTTTATCTGATATGCGTAAGCGCACTGAAAAAAACATTGCAAACATGAAACTAAATCTATTAGACAGCATGAATGCAACTGATACAACGAAAATTACAACTGATTTATTCACATTCAGTGTGCGCAACAATGCTGAGAGTGTAGCTATTGAAGATGAAAAAGACATTCCAGATGATTTTTATGTAACTAAACGTGAAATCAGCAAGGCTACTTTAAAATCAGCGCTTAAAAATGGTGCTGAAATTAAAGGAGTATCACTTAAGCGAAGTCAAACTTTGGCAATTAAATAGGGGGTTAGTTAAATGGAAATTACGAAAGCGGAAGATATGAAGCGAGATGCTTATCTTCATGGCATGATTTACAGCAAGCCAGGTAGTGGTAAGACAACTACTTTCAAATTTTTAGAAGGTAGAACGTTGGTTCTTGATGTGGATGGTTCATCACAGGTTTTAAGTGGTTTACCAAATATCGACATTGTGAAGTTAGACCCATCAAGACCTGCACAAACAATGATTGAGTTTTACGGTTACTGCAAAGCGAATCAAGATAAATATGAAAGTTTTGTTATTGATAACCTTACACATTACCAAAAGTTATGGCTAATGGAAAAAGGTAAATCTACTAAATCTGGTCAGCCAGAACTTCAACATTATGGAATATTTGATACCCACATTATTGAGCTAATCTCAACATTTCAAGCGTTTAAAAATAAAAACATTATTTGGACAGCTTGGGAAACTACAAGACAAATTCAAACTGAGGGCGGTCAGCTGTACAACCAATTCTTACCAGATATTCGTGACAAGGTTGTTAACCACGTGATGGGAATTATACCAGTTGTTGGTCGTTTGCTAACTAATGCTGAAACTGGCGTTCGTGGATTTGTATTAAGAGAATCAAACGGTACATTTGCTAAAAATCAATTAGATAATCGTGAGCATTGCTTGCAAGATGATTTATTTAAGATTGGAGATGTGGCAATTGATTGAGTTATACGATTATCAACAAGATTTAATTGACCGCACAAGGGGGGCTTTTGCGCAAGGTTATAACAGTCCATGTATTGTTAGTCCTTGCGGTTGAAGGCTCTGGTAAATCAATTATGATTGCTGAAATATCTCGGAAAACAACTGCAAATAAAAAACGAGTGTTGTTTTTAGTTCACCGTAAAGAATTGATAGATCAGATTAAAAACACATTCGAGTTTGTGGGAGTAGATACCAACTATGTGCAATTCGCAATGGTCCAAACAATTGTAAGAAACTTAGATAAAACTCTTACACCCGATTTAATTATTACCGATGAATCACATCATGGGTTAGCAGCATCTTATCAAAAGATTTATGACTATTTCAGTGACGTAAGGCGCTTAGGTTTCACAGCCACACCAGTACGTTTAAACGGTGATGGCTTGGGAGGAATTAACGATATCCTAATAGAAGGTGTATCGGTTGAATGGTTAATCGAAAACGAACGTTTGGCACCTTATGATTACTATGCACCAAAACTTATGCAGCAAGAAAACTTAAAGATAGGTCACTTAAAAGAATTCACTAAGCAATCTATTGATAAGGAGTTAGAAAGCCATAAAGCAATTTACGGTGATGTGATAAAACACTATCTTAAATTAGCTGAGGGAGAGCAAGCTATTGCTTACTGCCACAGCTTAGATAGTAGTTTGAAAACAGCACAGGCATTCAATGATGCAGGCATAACGGCGAAACATATTGATGCAAAGACAAACAAAAAGGAACGTGACGACACCATACAAGCGTTCCGAGATAAAGAGATTAAGGTCCTTTGCAATGTGGATTTAATCGGTGAGGGTTTTGATGTCCCCGATTGTTCCACAGTAATAATGCTAAGACCTACAAAATCATTATCGTTGTACATTCAGCAGTCTATGCGTGGTATGCGTTATAAGCCGAATAAGCGATCTATCATCATTGACCATGTAGCTAATGTAAATACATTCGGTCTACCAGATATGAGCCGCCAGTGGACGTTAAATGCCAAAAAGAAAGTGAAATACGATATTGAAACACCTGTAAAAACGTGTATCCAGTGTTTTGGTACTTATGCAGGCATTGACCGCAAATGTCCGTACTGTGGGCATGAACAGCCAATCGAGGTGAAAGAAACGGTATACGAAGAAGTAGACCAAGACCTTGAAAAAGTTGATAAGTTCGAAATGAAGTTGAATTTTAAAACAGCAGAGGAATGCAGCAGTTTGAAAGAGCTGCAGGAGCTTGCGAAAGAAAAAAATTACAAAAAAGGTTGGGCGTGGGTCCAAGCGAAGCGATTAGGGATTAGATGAGAGGGTGAAAGTTATGAACGTGACAAGTAATATCATTACAAGTTATTCAGCTGTGATACTGAAAGAAATGTTCAAGAAAGTTAAAGCAGCACGGTCGAAACTCGCAAAAGCTCAACAGCGCGAAGCGTCACTGGCTTTAGGTGACGTAGGCACGTCACGGTACTGGAAAACGAAAGGTGACGTTGAGTTTTATTACAAAGAGATTCAGAACGTTTATAGCGATATGTTTGAATTAGACTGCTTCAGCATGTGGCCGGATAAAACGAATCAAGATATATATAGTTTTGTTATGAATAACGAAGATATTTTTGAAGAGTATATAGATTATGTAGCTACTAATAGATTATCAAATAGTTAAAAAAATAAAAAGGCCAAGAGCCAAAAGGAGAAATTATTATGTCAATGTTTACTTTAGATCACGAAAATGTTTTTGAAGGCGGATTACAAGATGGAACTTACGAGGTGGCTGTTTACCTCACTAAGCAAGATGCAGCTAAAAATGGGACTGAATTTATCAACTTATCAATGATTGTTCGTAATGATATTGAGCAAAAAGGTAAGAACCAATATGTGTTCCATAAAATTTGGGCTTCAAAAGAAACTGGCCAGTTTAACACGCAAGCGATTAATACGATTGGTAAGGCTTTGCAATTACCGAACGGTAAACAATACAACTCACTTGATGAATTGCTTCAAGACTTCACGCTTAAAACTTGCCGTGTAACGGTTAAAAATGAAACATCAGAATTTAATGGTACAACTTACAACAACTTAAATGTTAAAAAATGGGAAACAACTAAGTTCCCGACATTCAATCACGTATTTAAAACAAAAGACGATAGCCAATCAGAAGCATTTTCAAATCCAGGGAAACCAATTGATATTTCAGAAAATGATTTACCGTTTTAATCATAAGTGGGGTGTAATTAATGTATGAACATATTCCGGTCGAGTTAAAAGAAATGAATCAGTGGGTTTGTTGGGCTTCTGCAGCAAAGAAAAACGGCAAACTTACTAAGAAACCGATTAATCCACATACAGGAAAGTTAGCTCAAAGCAATAATTCAGATACTTGGTCAGACTTTGATACTGCTCTACAAAAGAGCAGTGAGTTTGATGGCATAGGTTTTATGTTAGGGAATGGCATTTTCGGAGTGGATATTGATAACGCACAAGAAGATATAACGATGTATTTAGGTGGGGACACTGACAATAACCTTGTCAGTGAATTCACTGATACGTTAAAAAGTTACGCTGAATATTCAGTGTCAAATACAGGCATTCACATACTATGTAAAGGTACTTTGCCCGAGGGTGGACGTAGAAAAGGTAATTATGAATTTTACGAAGATGGTCGTTTTTTCGTTGTTACAGGTCATATCGTTACACAACAGTATCAAAAAATTGTTGATTGTACTGAAACGATTAAACCTCTGCATCAAAAATATATCGGATCACATGAAAAAATTACACATCTCTCACTACTTCCAAAAGATGAAGAAAAGCGAATCATACTATCTGAAGCAGAAGTTATTGAAAAGGCCTTAGCCAGTAAAACAGGCAAACGTTTTGAAATCTGTCTGTATGGTGGTTGGGAAACAGTTTACACTTCACAATCCGAAGCGGATATGGCATTTGCTAATGATTTAGCATTTTGGACAGGTAGAGACTTCGCTATGATGGATAGTTTATTCAGAAGTTCAAAGCTAATGCGTGAGAAGTACGATATGAAACGTAAAAACACCACATACGGTGCTGAATTGTTAAATAAAGCAATACATGAATGTGGGAATATCTATCAGCCTAGAAAATCAGATGATGATTTCGCAATATACATTAAAACAGAAGACAAAGAGAAACCGCAAAAGTTTTTTAGTTATGACGACACAGGCAATGCAGACCGATTTATAGAAACGTATGACGGTTATGTCAGATTTTCATTTATTGATAAGGCTTTTTATTATTATGACGGTAAAAGTTGGCAATTAGATATGACAGGTATTGTCAGAACAATGGCAGACACAGTCGTAGAAAACATGAGAAATGAAAAAGTTTCTGCTACAGGTGATGAAAAAGAAGATGAAGAAGTGCAAAAAGCATTTCAGAAACATATTAAAAAATCACGCGGTACTACATCAAAGAAAAATATGCTGACTGAAATTGAACACAGAACGGCAGTTTTGCCAGAAGAATTTGATAGAGAGAAAACACTATTCAATGTGCAAAACGGTTATCTCGATTTGGTAACTGGTGAGCTTTATGACCATGAACAGGCAAAAATGTTCTCACGTATAGCTGATGTTGAATACACTAACAAAATTGATTGCCCACAGTGGATTGATTTCATTAATCAGATATTCGATAACGATAAAGAATTGATTGAGTACGTTCAAAAGGCAGTCGGATATTCACTCACTGGATCCACACGAGAACAATCACTTTTCATACTTTTTGGTAATGGGCGTAACGGTAAATCTATATTTTTAGATGCTATTTCAAACATCGTAGGGAGTTATGCGACTAACATGCAGGCTTCCACAATTATGGTTAAACAATCGGGTGGAGCTAACACAGATATAGCACGTTTAAAAGGCGCTAGATTCGTCACATCAAGCGAACCGAACGAGGGTTTGCGTTTGGACGAGGGGTTAGTAAAACAGCTCACAGGGGGCGATAAGGTCACTGCAAGGCAATTGTATGGGAGAGAGTTCGAATTTAACCCAGAATTCAAATTGTGGTTAGCAACAAACCATAAGCCAATTATCCGAGGGACGGACGATGGGATTTGGAGACGTTTAAATTTAATACCATTTAACGTACAGATACCCGATGAAAAGGTCGATAAAAACCTTAAATACAAACTGCAACGTGAATCCGTAGGTATTTTAAATTGGGCTGTTGAGGGTTGCCTAAAATGGCAGAGAGAGGGTTTAAAACGTCCTGCAATAGTTGAAGCGGCTAGTAAAGATTATCGTGAAGAAATGGATGCAACAGCATTATTCATTAATGAGTGTTGTGTGGTCGGCATAGGAAAAACTGTTAAAGGAAAAACTTTTTATGAATCTTATAGAGAGTGGGCTAGTAAAAACGGTCAATATATGATGAGCAATACGAAATTTGGCAAAGAAATGGCAGGGAAATTTAATAAAAGAAAGTCAAATGGTGTCATGATTTATGACGGTGTTCAATTATTAGATGATTTCCAACCATACAGCTTGGGTATAAACAGCTTCAATTAACATTTTTTAGGGAGGGCAAGGGACAGTTCGGGGAGTGTTGGGGGATAGTTGGTTGAAAAACAAAAAATCTCCTAAACCCTTGCTATTACTATATTTATATATACTCTTTATTCTTTTTAGGGATAGTAGGGATAGTAATAATAATAAAAGAGTAAATAAAAAATAAATAAAATATATTTATATATAAAGTGTTTAAAGTAACCCTCATCCCTCCCTACTGTCCCTATCCTCCCTATTTTAAATTTTTTAGTTTTTTTAGGAGGTAGTACATGAAATCTGAAAAGCAAATACAGAATGAAATAAGAGTGGCGTTATCTTCAAATGGTTGTGTGTGTTTTCGAGGGAATGTTGGTTTGTTTTATACGAAAACAGGAATACCAGTTTCCACTGGATTGCCAAAAGGATTTAGTGATTTGTTTGGATATCGTATAGCGGACGGAAAAATGTTCTTTGTGGAAGTGAAAAACGAAACGGGTCGTATTAGACCAGAACAGAAAATATTTATTGAAGCAATGATTAAAAACGGAGTGCTTGCAGGTGTCGCACGATCAGCAGAAGACGCATTAAAAATTGTGGGGGTTGGAGGATATGAATACACGGGAAAAGAAATGTGAAATTTTTATTAGAATAGGTGACCTATATGAAGAGCATAAAGCTGCGGATTTTGTTTCAATGACTAACTGCAGATGCGAAGTTTGTAAAGAGATTCGTGAGTTAGGTAAAGAACTGGAAGATATGGGTGGCTTTATTAACAAGCGAATTCAAAAGAAATATAAAGTGACGGTTAGTTGGGATAAATTCGACAGGAAGCTTAATAAATTTCAAAAGAATTCAAAAACATTCGATAAATTAGCATACGCATCAGTATACGTTGGGAAAAGCAAAAGTTTTTTAGGTAATAAGTTGAAAGAAAAAATGTTCAATCTGACCGTCAACGGTTACCGAGTGAAAATTGAAATCGTTGATAAGGGAAAAAAGGAGAGTGCGGAATGAGAGAAGATTACGAGAAATTAAAAAATGGAACTTGGATAAAAGTTACTAAACAAGATTTTGAACCTGCAAAAGAGAAGAAGTATTATTTTAAAAACCCATTTGTATGTGAAGGTTCAAACTATCTCAACTTTTATAAAAATGGGAATTTTCTTTATTACGGCTACCGTACAGGTGATTTTGGTTATCAAACGCAATTCACAAAGGCAGAGTATGCAGCAATCGCTGTAGAAAAAGGCATTCCAGAGGGCTATCACATTGAAATAGAGGTGGCGGAATGAATACTAACTTTAAAACAGATGAAAAAGTGCTGATTATTGTGGATAACAAACTAACTTTATCTCTAATCATTGGATATATGAAAACAACTCAACAAAATTTGGTTGCGGTTAGTTACGACGATGGGAAATGCAAAACGGCAAGACACGAAAATGAAATATTACGATTGGAGGACAAATAAATGTTTAAATTAATCGAACAGTGGGCAACTGACCGCAATCTTCACACGGCAGACCCGAACAAACAAATGCTTAAATTGATGGAAGAAACAGGCGAGTTAGCTTCAGCGATGGCAAGAAGTAACGATGCGCTTACTAAAGATGCGGTAGGAGATATTGTGGTAGTGCTAACGGTACTTTGCACACAGCTAAACATATCAGTAGAAGAATGCATACGAATTGCTTATGACGAGATTAAGGACCGCAAAGGTAAAATGGTTAACGGTGTTTTTATAAAGGAGGCAGATTTATGATTTATGAAGGTAAGGAGTATGTAGAGGTTCTTAATAGCGAAGTGAGAACAGGTGATTTATTGATTGTTTTCAAATTAAATCATGCCGTTTTATCTAAAAATAAATATCTAAAATACACTAGTGCGGTTCATTCGAAAGAAGACTTAGTTTTAATAGCAAAGAACCACTCTGATATGTTAGTGGAATTATCAAGTAATCATGATGGTTGGCGTACATACCGATACGTTAAAGATGTTGAGGAAAACTCGTCATTTAGCGTAGGTGATACGGTTAAGATTGTTGGGCCTTCGATTTTGGGTAGTGATGAGTTTATCGGGTATACAGGGCCTATCGCAAGAATATATGATGATGGCGATATTATGGTACAAGATTTCGGTGAGTTTACCGAAGTACTGCCCCCGTCATCGCTCGAATTAATTGAAAATAATACAGAAAAAGCCCATCGTGAATTAAATAAAACAATTATTAAAATAGATAAAGAAATGATTAACCACTTAAAAAAATCTAAAAAAGCACACGACTTAATCGAACAAACTGACACAGTCAATTCACCATCACATTACAATCAAACAAAAATCGAAGCGATCGATATTATCGAAGACGTGACTGCAGGTTATCAATCAAATGTGAAATACCATATCGGCAATGCGATTAAGTATTTAATCAGAGCGCCATTTAAAAATAATACTGTGGAAGATTTAAAGAAAGCGGTTTGGTACATTCAGCGTGCGATTGAGAAGTTGGAGGGTGAGGAATGATATTAAATACACTGATTGAGTTGTTTTTATGGATTTTACTATGGTTCTTACTATGTTTTGGAACTGCTTATTTAACAACTAAAATATTGATTAAAAGAGATAAAATCAAACAACTGGAGAGTGAACAAAATAAACATTAACATACTAGCAATCATGTTAGCAGTCGCAACACCTGTTGCCATGATTGTGTACATTAAAACAATTGAAAATATAAGAAATAAGGAGTGGTAAAAATGACAGTTTTTTGGAGCATTTGCATAGGGTTTATATTTGGAGCTATATTTATTGGTTTGGAACGAAAAATAAATAACGTTGGTAAAGAATCTCACGAACGCAAACACAATAACGAAAATTTCATACCGGTCAGGGTGAAAAAGCCGATAGAGCTGAAACCATCCACTGCCCTATTTGTGGAAGAATTCAAGAGTATTCAATCTGACTTAAATGTGAGATACGAAAAATCAGCAAAATCTTTATTGCGAGATAAAATGTTATTTGAAAGTACATACCAACAAGGGGACTCATTGTTTATTGAGATACCAAACGATTTAATCCGTAAGCATTTCAAAGACCATTTATTATGTAATAAAGAACATTGCAATCAATTGAAACTAGCCTTTAAAAAACTGGACATTACTGCAACTGATATGCAAGACGAAGCACGTTTTGGAGATTGTGTATATTCAGATGATGAATTCAGAAGAACAATGTTGATGATAGAAATAATACGAAAAGATATTATTTTTAAAGAAAGATATTCAAATGATAATCCTTACCGTGTAGAAAGGTAGTGACAAAACAATGAAACTCATAAGAATTGAAAGGTCTGGCAACTATCAAGATTTTTGCAGAGCTGTGGGTGAGAAAGTTATTGAGGGTCATGAGTTTGTTAAGTCATATGAAAGAGGTCCAAGAGATATGATTAATCACAAAGAATCTCATTTAGTGCCTAAAAGATACACAGCTTATTTTAAACCAAAGGGGTGATTACAATATACGAGTGGTTGAGATTATACAATGACACAATGACAGATATTGATATTTTAGAATTGGAAATTGAGTGTAAGGAAAAAGAGTTAAGTCGTTGGCTAGATGGTGGGGATCTAGAGAAAACACAAACGTTCTTAACATCACTTGAAAAACAAGGTGAAATAAAAGAGGTGATTAATAACTTGAAAACTAAATTAGAAGAAAAGCAATCACATCGTGAAAGAATCGTAACTTTGATTGAACGTTTTGAGGGACTGGATAATCGTATATTAATTATGAGGTATGTGGATGAGTTGTCGCTGTCTGAGATAGCACAGCTGACTAAGTATAGTTATTCATATATCAAGAGTAGACATGCTGCTTTGATGCGAATGATTAAGTTTAAGTTAGATTAAAAAGTACAGTACTTTCTGTGTACACATCTATTGATAAATCCATGTTACGATGATATTAGTTAAAAAACTTGATGGGCGGTTAACTTGTATGGCTGTGGGAGCGGTACATACAATTAGTTGGTTCACACTGACGTTCTGGACGTCAGCAAGTGATAGGTAGATGATGGCTCGGAAAAGCCGCTACCGAAACATTATATTGTGTACAGCAATAGCTAGGTTACTAGCAATCCTTTGTGAGTATCGATTTAAAACAACAACTCTCAATAGCGATAGCGGCGGAACAGGTAAACGCTTTAGAGTGGCATTGTACTAACACTGAACGTATGCAGTGGAGGTTAATCACTCGAATAAAATCAATGCATGCAAGGTGCAAATCCTTGCCTATCGCATATTTCCGAAGCTCGTAGGTATAGCTTAAAATAAACGCAGACGTGCGTGTGTGGATTATAAGAAAGGTCTTGCCACACTATATAATGGGATATAGCTCAACGGTAGAGCAACGGCTTCCAAACCCGTGTGTTACAGGTTCGAGTCCTGTTATCTCAGTAGAACAATCTAAGACATCCAACAGGGTGTCTTTTTTCATACATTAAATTAAGTTAGGGAGTGATAACCATGACAAAACAAACTAACAATACAGACGAAATTATTAAGTATATTTTTAATCCGAACAACCGTAGTGATAAACAACGTAAGGCACTTCGGGATGTGATAGGTCCTGGTATTGGTTATGAAAAACGATTCTCACGTGTTGAACACATACCACTAGCTGCTGGTACAAATGACGATGATTACATTAACATACGTGTGCCTAAGCGTGGTGACGTGCCAATCATATCAATAGATGGAAACTTAGCGTACTCAGATACAGAAGGATTGGAAAGCATTAAATTTGTGTGGGCAACTAAAGACCACCGAGATACTGAATTATTCATTCCGTTTGTTGATGTTCGTATTTTGTCACATGACAATCAAAACAACGTTGAGTATGTCCGTTTAGCGACAGGTAATGAAACAGCGGCGGAGATACAAAGAGAAACAGTTAACGCAAAATACCGAGTGAAACATATTCGCACACACGACAACGACCTACCAATCAGACCCGAAGTAAGCGAATGAAAGGAGCGAACATAATGACAACTAAACAATCTAAAGGCAAACAACCTAACACCAAACAACCAAAGGCTAAGCAATCAACTGAACCTAACACACCGAACGTCAAACCTAACACTAACTATCCATACATTAACAATCTTATTGATCTACAGAAAGAGAAGAGTCTGGATGCAATCGTCAGTATGATTGACAGTATCTTTTCAGCGTACAGTGTTCGAGCAGATGAAGCTGCTACAATCCTTGCTGTAACAATGCGAGGTGTCGCTACAACGCCACACAACATACAGTTAACCCAAACATTCATTGAAGAGCAGACGGGCGTAAGCAAGCATGTGGATGACATTACAATGGCTGACATCGCATTGCTGCAAGAAGAGTTAGTCAAGCTGTACTTCAGCAAGCCAGCTCAAGCAGAGCCAACAGATACACCACAACCACAGCAACCTAACCAATCAAACCATAAACAATCCAATGCTAACTAAAGAAGAACGTTCTAAGTTCTACAAGACAAGAGCTTGGAGTCAAGTAAGACTTAAAGTATTGAGCAGAGATAACTACGAGTGCCAACAGTGCAAGCGTGATGGTCTTACTTATACTAATAAGCATGATACAGATAAGCATAAGCGCTTAGATGTGGACCACATCAAGGACTTAGAACACTATCCAGAGTTAGGACTTGAAATAGATAATCTAATCACGTTATGTGTGAGGCATCATAATCAAAAACATAATCGTTTTACAAAGAAAATTCCCAAATGGACAGACGAACGTTGGTAAAAAAAGAACAAAAAATAAAAATCATTTTACTTTTAGCAATAGATAATACCCCCGCCCAAAATATTTCAACGATGAAATCCCTTGTGGGGAACGGGGTGGGGGTCTTTTCCGCAGGAAAAATGAAAATTACATGAAGGGGGGTGTCGGGAATTGGGCTTTAATATACGAGATTTAGAGTTTTGTGAAATTGAAAAAGAACTAATGAAAAACGTTAATATCAATAGCGCACGTGAAGTTGAAAAAGTAAAACGGTATCTAAATTTATTGGATATCTACTATCAATTAGATGATGCGATTAAAGAACAAGGTCCCGTTGTCACAACTGAAAACGGCAAACAATCCTTCGTGAAAACTCATCCTGCAATTGATGCTAAGAATAAAATTAATACCGCGTTACTTTCATTAGAAAAAACATTTACTTTTATTGATAGTGATCAGGACGATGATGGATTATGATTTCACACGTTTATATAGAAGAATATATTTCCGAATATGAATGTGGGAATATTGTTTTAAATAAAGAACGCATTATGTTGCTTGATTACTTAGATAAATATATTTTGAATCGTGACGATATTTATTTTGATGAAACAATGATTGATGATTACGTTGCATTTACAACAAAATACTTCTTTCCGTTAGCCAAATGGGAAAAGTTCATCACACCGTTTATATTTTTAAGGTTCAAAGAGGATGATTCACTGTTCTACGAAGAATTTTTCATCACGTTAGGTCGTGGTGGTGGTAAAAATGGTTTTATGTCCTCTCTCGCTGCTTTTTTCACGAGCAACAAGCATGGCATTAAAAAATATGATGTTTCGATTGTTGCTAATAGCGAGGAACAGGCAAAAGTAAGTTTTGAGGAATTTTTCGATATTGTGGATGGCAATGCTATATTGCAGAAAGCGTACAATCATCGTAAATCTGGTATCACAAATAACAAAACACGTTCAACGTTTATGTTCAAGACATCGAATGCTAAAACGAAAGATGGTGGGCGTGAAGGGTGCATAATGTACGATGAAATTCACGAAATGGAAGGTCGAGAAGTTGTCGATGTTTTCAGTGGTGGTTTAGGTAAGATATTTAACCCACGAGAGTTTTTCATTGGTACGAATGGTTTTGTACGTGAAGGTTTTTACGACAAGCTCATGGAACGTTGTATGGCTGTTTTACGAGGTGAAAGTACAGATGATAGAATATTTCCTTTCATATGTAAATTGGATATTGCAAAAGAAGTTGACGATGAGTCACTTTGGCAGAAAGCTAATCCAACATTCGAACTTCCATTATCGAAATATGCAAAACAATTACTGAAAAAAGTAAGAACACAATATAAAGCATTAGAAAATAATCCTGGTGGACGGTCAGCGTTTATGACTAAGCGTATGAACCTACCAGAAGTCGATTCTGACAAGGTTGTGGCTTCTTGGGAAGATATTATGGCAACCAACAGAGAAATGCCTAATTTGAAAAACAAAGCCTGTATAGGCGGTTTAGATTACGGTAGCATTAAAGACTTTGCTGCTGTGGGATTATTATTCCGAGATGGCGATAATTATATTTGGAAAACACACTCTTTCGCTAGAAAGGGTTATTTGGACGTGGCTAAACTAAAGCCACCAATTCACGAATGGGAAAAACAAGGCTTACTCACTATTGTGGATGAACCCTCTATTAATCCCAAACATATCATTAACTGGTTTGTTGAAATGCGTGAAATTTATGGTTTACAGAAAATAATCGCTGATAATTTTCGTATGGATTTATTCAGACCTTTATTTGAAGCTGAGGGATTGGAGTATGAAGTTGTAAGAAATCCCCGCGCTGCACATAGCTTATTAGCACCACGTATCGAAGATATGTTTTCCTATCAAAATATTATTTTTGGTGATAATCCTCTAATGCGTTGGTATACCAATAACATTGCCGTCCACACAAAAAAGGATGGTAACAAGGAGTTCTTGAAAAAAGACGAACACAGACGTAAAACTGATGGTTTCCAAGCTTTTGTTCATGCGCTGTGGCGTGCTGATGAAATTATAGATATTGATGTGTCTGGATTCTTAGATGTGTTTAACGACCTTGATTTTTAAGGAAAGGGGGTGAAATTTAAATGGGATTATTTGCAAGCATGTCAAATCTGTTCAGCAGAAGTAAAGTCATTAACATTGCTGATATAGATTTTTTGCAAGATATGGCGAATAGAAGTTATATCAAAAGGATGGCTTTAGAGGATTGCATTAATTTTCTAGCAAGGTCCATTGCACAAAATAAAATCAGTCTGATCAATGATAATAAAACAATCCCTTCTGATTGGATGCATAAGCTGAATGTTAAACCAAATAAGAATCAAACGGCATCAGATTTTTGGGAAGCGGCCGTCACTAAGTTAGTCTATGACAATGAATGTTTGATTGTTTTGAGTGACGATGATGATTTATTAATTGCTGATAGCTTTGACCAGAAAAAATATGCTGTTTATGAGAATCGATTTTCGCAAGTAACAGTTGATGATTACACATTTAAACGTTCATTTGAACGTAATGAAGTTATTTATCTGCGCTATAAAAATAAAAAATTGAGTGCTGTTGTCGATGAACTATTCGATGATTACAGCGCTCTTTTTTCTCGCCTTATTGAAGTGGCTATGCGTAATAACCAAATTAGGGGTGTCGTAAATATTGATACCAATGAAATGCAGAAGCTTAAGAAAGAAGAAAGCAAGACAGGTGATTCAGAATACGTTAGCCCGTTGCAAAATTATATCAATAAATTGTATTCAGCCTTTGACAAGAAGTCATTAGCAATCGTGCCGCAAACGTCAGCCTTTAAATACGAAGAAGTCTCTAACACAATCGGAGTAACGTCACAACGTATTGATGAAATGGAAACGCTGAGAAAAGCAATGGTTGATGTTATTGCAACGGCGATGGGTATTCCACCTAACTTAATTCATGGCTCTGTTGTGGATTTAGAAAGCAACAAAGAGTTTTACCTAGATTTTACGGTTGCGCCATTGATACAGAAAATTGAGGACGAATTAAACGGCTCTCTTTTAGATGCGAATCAATATAACCGCGGTCATAGATTTAAGATATTCGGAATGAATGTGCCTAATCCGCTTAAATTAGCAGAAGCTATTGATAAGTTAGTTGGTTCAGGTTCATTTAGTCGTAATGAAGTAAGGATTCGCTTTGGATATGATGCTGTCGATGGATTAGATGAGTTTTTAGTAACTAAAAACTATTCAAATGGCACTGAAAATACAGATTTGAAAGGAGGTGATAATTAATGAAAAAAATCATGGTTAATGGCCCAATTATTTCAAACTCGGAACAATGGATTTACGATTATTTCGATATTGAAGCAACGTCACCTAAAACTGTCACCTCGCAACTCGTAGATGGTGAGGATATTGATATTAATATTAATAGCGGTGGTGGTGATGTGTTTGCAGGCAGTGAGATATATACAGCACTTAAATCACATAACGGTAAAGTTAACGTTACGATTACAGGTATTGCGGCATCTGCTGCATCAGTTATAGCTATGGCTGGTCACACGGTTAAAATTTCACCCACAGCGCAGATAATGATTCACAATGTATCGTCTGGTGCATCGGGCGACTATAGAGACTTGGCCCATCAGTCAGAAGTAATTAAAAATTACAATAAATCTATTTCAGCATCATATGAAGCTAAAACAGGTTTAGAACAATCTGAAATCTTAGAACTGATGAATAAAGAGACCTGGCTAACAGCTGTGGAAGCAAAAGAAAAAGGGTTTGCAGATGAAATCCTTTTCGCTGATGAATCAGTTAAGTTAGTAGCTAGTATGCCTACGACAGCCATTCCACAAGCAGTAATTAATAAAATGTTGAATAGTAAGGCAACACCTACTGAACCTGTCAGCGTAGCTTTGAATGCAGGTCAATTGAAAGAAATAGTTGCTGAAGCTGTATCAGATTTGAAAAAAGAATTTTTAAACAGTGGCAAAACAGCAATTGAAAATAATCAAACGGAAGAGCCTAAAACTAAAAGGTTCTTTTTTTAATACCCAAAAATAGGAGGAAAATATAATGACGATGAAACTTAAAGGTTTACAAAAATACAACGAACAAAAAGCGATTTTCGCTGACTTAGTTACAAAAAAAGCACCACGAGACGAGCAGGACGAAGCATACATGAATATGATGAATGCGATGGCTGAGGATTTACTCGCAGAAAGTCGTAAAGAATCACGCAACGAAGCTGAAAAACTATTCGATGCTACTCGTGGCAACCCAACAATGACAGCAGAAGTAACTAAATTCTTCAACGATATTAATACAGAGGTTGGTTATAAAGAAGAAAAACTTTTACCACAAACTGTCATTGATGAAATTTTCGAAGATCTAACTACTGAACATCCATTCTTAGCTTCAATCGGAATGAAAACAACTGGTTTACGTTTGAAATTCTTGAAATCAGAAACAAGCGGCGTTGCGGTTTGGGGTAAAATCTTTGGTGAAATTAAAGGGCAATTGGATGCTGCATTTAGCGATGAAGAAGCAATTCAAAACAAATTAACAGCATTTGTAGTGTTACCAAAAGATTTAAACGACTTTGGTCCTGCATGGATTAAACGTTATGTGGTTACTCAAATCACTGAAGCGTTTTCAGTTGCGTTAGAAATTGGATTTATTACTGGTGACGGTAAAGAACAGCCAGTCGGTTTAACTCGTGAAGTGAAAAAAGACGTTGCAATCGTTGACGGTAAGTATCCAGAGAAAACAGCAGCAGGGACGTTAACATTTTCAGACCCTAAAGCAACTGTCAAAGAATTAGTTGAAGTATTCAAATACCACTCTATCAAAGAAAATGGTAAAGCTTTTAACTCAGCAGGCAAAGTTACTTTGTTAGTTAATCCAGTCGATGCTTGGGATGTGCGCACTCAATACACTCACCTTAACGCAAACGGCGTTTATGTGACTGCTATGCCTTTCAACTTAACAATCTTGGAATCAGTATTTGTTCCAGCTAAAAAAGCTATCTCATACGTTGCAGAACGTTACGATGCTTATGTAGCAGGTGGTGTAAATATCCAAAAATATGACCAAACACTCGCTTTAGAAGATTTAGACTTATACACTGCAAAACAATTTGCATATGGTAAAGCTAAAGATGATAAAGTTGCGGCAATTTGGGACTTGAAAATCGAAACAGAAGTTGAGAAACCCTAAGCCACCTCTAAATATCAAAGTAAAGGCTGACACTGATGGTGCAGTCTTAACTGCTGATTAAGGAGGGATTTCATGGAGCAAGAATTGTTAATTGAGTTTAAAAATAGAATGCATATTTCTCACAGTGCTGAAGATGCTAATTTATTGATGATCATCAAAGCATCTGTGGATGATATTAAACATAAATGTAGTTTAGCTACGTTAGAAGACAACAATCGAGCCATTGAGTTGGTGCTTGAACGTTCTCGTTATGTTTATAATGATTCGGTTGAATTTTTCGATGAAAACTTTCGCTCTCAACTCACGTCTGTAGGATTGGAGTCAGTTTTGGGAGGTTTTGCAGATGAAACAAAAGTATAATCCACCGAAAGTACATTCTGGCAAGTTAAGAACGGCAGTTGAGTTTTATGAGTATGGTACTTCTGGTCCTGAACCAGGTGATTATGAAAAAGCTTCTTTATTTACATGCTTTGCAGAGGTTTATAACAGCTCTATGAAAGATTTAGAGTTGTTATCCACTGTAGAGACTAAAGAAGCTGTGACGATTACTATACGTGATACAAAGGGTGAATACACAGTCACCAACAAGCATTTTGTGGAGATATTTGATTATCGCTACACAGGTAAACGTTTCAATGTAATTGATGTAAGACACGATGTCACAAACAATGATTTTGTGACCGTAGTTTTAGGGTTGAAATCATGAGTGTGGACATCAAAGGCATTAAAGAAGTTGAGAATCAATTAGCTAAAATGTTTGGTCGTGATGAAATGCTAGGGATTGTTGATAATGCATTAACGCAAGCTTCAAAACCTTTCGTTAGTGAGTTAGAAAAGAATTTTGATACTTTTAAAGATACTGGTGCATCAAAAGATGAAATCACAGTCAACGAGCCAATCTACAAAAACGGTGTTCGTACAATTGTAGTCAATTGGAGAGGTTCTAAGGACCGCTACAGGCTCATTCATTTGAACGAGTTTGGTTACACGAAGAATGGTAAAAAGATACTCCCACGAGGTGTGGGTGCTATTGCTAGGTCATTGAGAAGTAGTGAAAGTGTTTATTTCAAAGTAGTGAAAGAGGAGTTGAGTAAAAAATTATGATAGACATGCTAAGTGTAATCTATGAAAAATTAAAAACTAATGAAGTCATAAAAGCACAGTGTGGAAGTCGTATTTTTTACTACGAACTTCCAGAAACTGCTGCAACTGACAAACCATTCATGTTAATTATTCCTATGGACGTTCCTGTTCCAGTTAATTATGGGGGCAATACGAACCATTCAGAAGAATATTTATATCAGATTGATGTGCAATCGCATGATCGTAAGGTTGTAAAAATTGTGCAAAATGAAATACGAAAAGAATTAGAAAACATTAATTTATATCAACAAACGAATGGTTTTGATGAATATTTTAATGGAACAAAACGCTATGTGGATGCTCGGAGATATATAGGCATTCCATTCCGTTACCAACTAGACACTCAATAGAGTGTCTTTTTAAATACAAAAAAACAGAAAATAGGAGTGAATTAATTATGTCATTAGTCGGATTTAAACAAGTGAAAATCGGTATTTTAGGTGAAGATGATAAAGTAACAAAAACATTTACAATCAACGGTGAAACTAACAAAGGTGCAACAGTAGATATTGAAATCAATGGTTTTGATATTGAACCTATTACTCAATACGGGTCAGATGTTGCTTACTACGTTTTATCACAAGGTGCAACGGAGCTTGATGTTAATATGTCAGTTTTAGACTTACCAGACGAAGTATTAAACGCGGTGTTAGGTCAAGTAGAAGGCGAAGATGGAATTTCTTGGTCGGGCGAAAACACAATTGCACCATATGTTGCATTGCTTGCACAATCTCAAGACCCTCAAGGAAACGATGTGTATTTCGGATTGCCTAAAGGTAAATTCTCAACTGAAAGTGTTAAAGCTAATACAAAAGAAAAAGACCCTAAAGAATTAGAAGCAGATGCACTTAAAGGTAAATTTGTGACTAAGCAAATCGATGGCGAAGCGCGCGTATTTGGTAAAGGTAAAGGCGCTAAAGCGTTAGCAGCATTTGAAACAGCTTTATTTAAAACAGCAGTTACAAGCCCAAAGGGCTAAAAGTAGTTGCGGGAACAACTACAGCTAAAATAACAGCAGATTAGGAATGAGGTGTAAACATGTTAATTGCTTACAATAAAACAGGTGAAAAGGTTGCAGAAGGAGAGATTGAGGTTTCTCTTTCTGCGCTAACGCCTGCAACTAAATATGCAAAAGGTGATTTTACGTTATCGCGTAAAGTTGGCGAGTTAGAAAGTGAAAAGGTCGATGTGCCTGCATTTGAAACGTTGCCTATCGTGGTAACAGGTGTCACTTTAAATAAAACGACATTAGCTAAAAATGTTGGAGAAACTGAAAAATTAACAGCTACAGTAGCCCCTGCCAATGCAACTGATAAAACGGTTGTGTGGACAACCAGTGATGCGAAAATAGCAACTGTAGGAGCTGACGGTACTGTAAAAGCTATTGCAGTTGGGACAGCAACAATTACAGCTAAAGCTGGCACTAAGACGGCAACTTGTGCAGTAACTATTAAGACAGCTGAATAGCAAACAAGAAGAGAGTGGGGAAACCTACTCTTTTTTATTTTTTTAAAAATACGAATAAAGGATGGATAACATGACAGAAAAAATTACATTAACTCTTACAGATGCCAACACAGGCAAAGAAAAAACTTATTCTCGTGGCGTTGCAACATTAGCGGACATTGAGAACTTTTTTATTTTACAGTCAAAAATTCGCAAATTAACCGAACAAGAAGAGCCGAGTATTTTCGGTGGAATCAACTTGCAACTTGAATATGTTGCCGAGTTGTTCGCATCAGAGGAACTCACTCCCACAGATATTAAGAACGGATTAACTCGTGATAACTGGGAACAACAACTGACAGATGTCATGAAAGCTGTATCTCCCGAATCCTTTGAACCAGACGAAGAAGAGGAAGAAGACCAGGGGAAGAAATAAGTCTCGAAGAACAAGTGGAAACTTTGAACGACATTCGTAGATATTGCATGACGAGTTACGGATGGACAGTTACCGAAGTTGATAGTCAGCCATACGAAAGATTGCTGACATTGGTCTTAGAGAAAGAAACCAAAAAAGCTAAAAAACAAAAAGCTATACCAGCGCATGAATTTCTTGACCGTCTCGGTTAGTTAGGAGGTATTTAATGAGTAACACTGAACGTATTAAAGGTATGGAAATAGCCTTAGGATTGGACACAAAAGGTGTTGACGAGGGCATGGCAGGTCTTAAACGTACATTAGGTAACGTTAATCAAGAAATGAAAGCAAACCTGTCAGCGTTTGATAAAGGTGAACAATCAACAAAGAAATATGAAGCTGTTATAACTGGATTGACTAAGAAAATGGAAGTCCAGTCTAAGATGGTTAAACAAACGCAAGGTGACTATAAAACGTTGCAAGAACGCAATAAATCGTTAAACGGTGAGATTGAAAAATCTAATAGAGTCCTCACCGAATCTAAGAAACGTTATGATGATCTAAAGAAATCTGGAACAGCTAATAAAACTGAATTAGCAGCTGCTAAAAAAGAAGTTTCAGCTAATCAGAAAGAATATACTAAGTTAAATAAAGAATTGCAAGACATGCCCAAAGCATTAAATAATGCAGAAAAGGCAGTCAATAAAGAGGTTGAATCATTCAACACGTTATCAAAACGTATTGATGGAGCAACTAAGGCACAGGATAAGTTTAATAAAGCGCAAGCTGTGGAAAACTCACCATTTACAAAACGTTCCAAAGAGCTTGAAGCGTACAGTAAAAAGTTAGAAACAGCGAGTGAAAAATCTGCCGCTGTTGGTCGTAAAATGACATTAGGTGTCACAACACCAATTGTCGCAGGGTTCGCAGGTGCTACTAAAGCAGTTATCGATTATGAATCTGCTTTTGCAGGTGTTCGAAAAACTGTGGATGCGACAGAAGAACAATACGCTGAAATCAGTAAAACTATTATTGATATGTCAAAAGCATTACCTGCATCAGCAAATGATATTGCCGCTGTGGCAGAATCTGCAGGACAGTTAGGCATCGAACGAGAAAACATTGCGAAATTCAGCAGAACAATTATTGACTTAGGCGAATCCACAAACTTAACACAAGAACAAGCTGCTACTGAATTTGCACGTTTTGCAAATATCATGCAAATGAGTCAAACAAAGTTTGATAGATTAGGTAGTTCGATTGTTGATTTAGGTAATAACTTTGCAACTACAGAATCTGAAATATCATCTATGGCAATGCGCCTAGCAGGTGTTGGTAATCAAATCGGCATGAGTGAAGCTGACGTACTTGGACTTGCTACAGCAATGAGCTCTGTGGGTATCGAAGCCGAAGCAGGCGGTACAGCGATGAGTATGGCATTGAAAAAAATGCAGAACGCTGTAGCCTCTCATAGTAATTATTCTGAAAAGATTGCTGAAGCTAAAAAGAATCTTGATGGTAAAGGTCTTCAAAAATTCACACAAGAATTAGATAAGAGTGAACGGAAATTAGATTCGTTCGCAAGCGTTGCAGGTGTAACTAGCGATGAATTCACTAAGTTATTTAATGAAGACCCTGCAAAAGCATTGCAACTCTATGTGGAGGGATTAGGTAAAGCATCCTCAAATGGAGAAAACCTTAATGATGTCTTACAGGATGTTGGTATTCAAGGTATTCGTGAAGCTGACACAATGCTACGTTTAGCAGGTAATAGTAAGCTTTTAGGTAAGGCGCTAGATGTTTCCACAAAAGCTTGGGATGAAAATTCAGCATTAACTAATGAAGCAAATGAACGATATAAAACAACAGCATCGAAAATTAAAGTGATGAAAAATAACTTTGTGGCATTCGGTATATCGATGGGTAAAACATTTGCTCCCGTTATTTCTGATGCGACTGAAAAAGTCACTAAATTCATTGATCGTATTGACAACATGTCAGATGGTGCTAAGAAAACTACAATGGTAGTTGCAGGTACTGCAGCCGCTATTGGACCACTCGCATTAGGAATATCAAGCGTTCAAAAAGTTTCATCTTTTGCAGTGGGTGGATTATCAAAATTAAATAAAGGGTTAGGTTTTCTAACTCCATCCTTGGCAGGAGCATCTAAAGAAGCTAAAGCTGCTGATATAGGAATTGGCGGAATGGCTAAATCTAGTAAATCATTATTGCCAGTTATTACATCTATGGGTTTGCCAATTATTGCAGCAACTGCAGCAGTTGTTGGTTTAAGTGTCGCGGCAATTGCGGGTGCTAAAGCTTTAAGTAAACAAAAAGCTGAACAGGAAAAAACTGCTGAAAATGTACGTTTATTCGGTACTGATGTATCGGATGCAACAGCTAAAGCGGGTAATAGCTTTGTTACGATGCGTGATGAAGCAAATACTCAACTCATAGCATTAGAAACAGCATCAGCTGAAAAGGGTGCTTCAATATCATCTAAGATTGTTGAAAGTTATCAAGGTATGGCGAGTGAAGTTAAAACGCAATTGGAAAGCCTTAAAACTGAAACAAACACCGTATTTGATTCAATCGGAGCAGGTCGTGGCGTTCAAAGTGATAAATTCATTTCGGGTGCAAAGCGTAATTCAAACAGTGGTTATGATGATGAGATTAAACAAGTAGAAGAAGCTCAAAGAAAAATTAAAGAGCTTACAGATAAAGTAGGTGGTAATTTACAGAAGTTGAGTATTACTCAACAACGAGAATTTGATACCTACACATCTTTTATCGAAAACAAGACAAGCGTGTTTGCTAAAAATTATAATGATCTTGAAAATCTAGGTAATTCATGGGCTAAGCGCAAAGGTGATTTAGATAACAAGACTTACATTGAAGAAATGAACAAGTTGAAAAAAGCTAAAGATAAAACGTTGAAAGAAAGCGATAAATCTTACAAAAAATCTAGTGATAGTTTGCAAAAACAACTAGACGAGGACCGCATTACTCAGCAAGAATATGCAGCTGCTATGTTTGCTTTAGAAGGTGATAAATTATCACGCACAGAAAAGGCCAACGCAAAATACATTACAGCTCAATCTAATATGGCATCTAAATTGAAAAGCGTGAAAAACATTAACTTGAAAACATTACAAACTTTAGATGATGCTACACAAAAATATGGCGATGGCCAAGTGCAGTATTGGGATGAACAAACTGGGAAGATATACAAAACTCAAGAAGATTGGTTAGCTGCTACGAAGAAACATAACGAGGGTGTTATGAAATCTTCTAAGGATTTAACTGATAAACAAAAAGAAAATCTTGAAATATATGAATCTAACCAACGTAATTACTACATGCAAATAGGCACATCTGTGGAAGAAGCTATTCGTTATGCTAAAGAAGACAGGGATAAACTAGAATCCGAAATGACTGCAACTGGCCAGATGATTAATAAGCAAGCTATAGCTGCTAAAGATGCATATCTTGATGGTCTTAAATCTGATGGTGAAATTAAAAAAGCTGCTGAAAAGTGGGGTTTAGATTTAACTGATACAACTAATAAAATTGATTTAGGTCGTTACGGTAAGAAAACAGCCAAAGAATTTTTTGATAGTTTCCAAAGTGGAACTGATGAAGGTGCTGCAATGGCAAAAATTTTCTTTGGCCAAAAGCTTGAATCGATGGCAGGGAAAGATTTGTCAGAAGTTGGTAAAAATAATGTTGCTACTTTAAGAGAAGGATTGTTTGCAGGAGCTTTAACACTAGACCAAATTAAAGGTACGTTTAATGGAAAAGTTATGGATCTATTCCCTAAAGATTTAACAAATTTAGGGAAACAAGAAGTAGCTACTCTAAATGCAGGTTTGAAATCTGGTCAGATTGACGAAGCGGAACTTAAAGCCAAATACGATGGACAACTTAAAAATATATTCAAGAAAGATTTATCTTCATGGAGTAAAGCGGATTTAGCAACTTTTAAATCTGGCATGAGTGTGGGTATAACTGACTTAGGTGTTTTAAGTGAAAAATATAAAACTACTTTAGATAGTATCTTTAGTAAAGATATTAGCAAGTTATCAGCGGATTCAATGGCTACACTGAAAGTCGGTATTCAACTTGGGTTACCTGGTGCAAAAGAAGCTATGGATAATATCTCTGGCGTTATTAAAAAGGGTGCAAAGGTAGATTTAGGTAGTCAAGGTAAGTTTACGATGGATTCCCTAGTCAAAGCTTACACTAGCGGTAAAATTAATGTCGATACCTTTATGAAAGGGTATCAAGGTTTGATGCGCAATAAAGCTAATATAAACTTGGACTACCAAGGTAAGCAAACAATTAATAGTTTAGCTAATGGTATGCAAAGCAAAAAAGCATATACAGATTCAAAAGCATTAAACATAAAAACAGGAATACAAAAGAACTTAACATTTGACCCATGGGCTTATGCTAAAGGTCAAGCAGGTTCTACTGAATTAGGCAAAGGACTTCTTAACAAGAAAAATAAACCTTTAGATGCATCTGCTGAAATAGGCAAAGGTGTTATTGGCAATTTTAATGGAATTGTTGGAGGAGCTAACGATTTAACAAGCTCTTTAGGTGGAAATGGCAAGTTACCGTTACTAAAATTCAATGCGTGGGCTACAGGTACAAACGGTGCTTTAGCAGCTGCAGAAACAGCTTGGGTTGGTGATGGTGGTAAACAAGAGTTAATTCAATATGCTAACGGTAATATGGCACTTTCGCCAGATACTCCCACACTCACCCATTTACCGAAAGGGTCGCAAGTTTTTAGTGGTGAACAGACTGAAGATATATTTAAGAAGTTTAAAAACTTCGGCATCGCTCCTATGTATGCAAAAGGTACAGGTGCATCAGTCAAAGATTGGTTTAGCAGCAAAATTGAAGACATTATGGGCTTTTTCGACAAACCCGCCGAATTGTGGAAGAAATTAACCTCGAGTGCGTTTTCTCAGACGTCTTTTAAGGGCGATTCGGGAGTAAACATTGGTAATGGTGCGGAAAAGCACGCTGAGAATCAAAGCAACTGGTTGAAAAAACTGTTTGATGGCATGGGTGGAGAAGAGCCGAGCGGAGCAGGTGTTACAAGATGGGCAGGTACCGTAAAACGTGCGTTAGCAATGAATCACTTGCCAGTTACTCCTGCCTATGTGAATGCCTGGTTACGTCAAATTCAGTCTGAATCGGGCGGAAATCCACGAGCTGTTCAAGGGAACATTGGTGATATTAATAATAAAACTGGTGACTTAGCTAAAGGTTTAGTTCAGGTAATTGGCACAACATTTGAAGCGTACAAGTTTCCAGGATATAACAATCGCCTTAATGGTCTGCATAGTCTTTTAGCAGGTATTAATTATGCTAAGTCAAGATACGGCGCAGCAGGTATGTTAGGTGTAATTGGTAAAGGTCATGGGTACGCAAATGGTGGCATTGTTAGTCAACACCAAGTAGCACAAATTGCTGAAGGTAATCGAGCCGAAGCAATTATACCTTTACACCCATCGAAACGCAGCAGAGCAATGCAACTTTTAAAACAAGTTAAAAATGTTCTAGGTGATGAAGATGGTGGTACTGTTGTTGTCAATAATCAGAAAAACGACAACAGCGAGTTAGTCGCATTATTAACGCAGCAAAATGCATTGTTGATGAAACTTGTTAATAAAGATAATAACACCTATCTTGATAGCAAAAAATTAGAGCCTGCAATCACAAAACAACAACAATCAAAAGATACAACACGCAACTTTTTTAAAGGAGTGACGAATTAATGAAGCGATTTATTTTAGATACGCTCGATAGTTACGATGATTTAGGAATAATTTTAGAGGATGTTGAGAACTCGTTTATGGGTTCTCTTTCTGCATCTTCACAGGATGTACCTGGCATGACTGGTGCTATATCACAAGGGACGTCAATCGGCTCTAAAAATATTATATTGGAATGTGTCTGTTTAGCACAAAACGAAAGTGAACGAGCAGAAAAAGAGGCTTATATTGCGAATGTCTTAAGACCATTTACAACAAATGCAGTGTCGTTAAAATTTACAACGTCGATGGATTGGGAGATGTATGTTTCTCTTGTGGATATAAGTAAGTCAACAAGACTTGCTAAAGCAACGTGTGATTTTTCTTTTACAATCACATTTGAGGCATCTGATCCACATCAATACGGAAAAATGATAACTCAAGAAATCAGAGAAAATCCTGTTACTATTACAGCTGACGGGTATTCGGATGTTAAGCCTGTTTTTACTTGTATACCGGATACAGACATCACAAAGTTAGCAATTGTGGATGATAACGGCGAATGGGCGTATATCGGAAATGATGTTGATTTTATGGCAGGTGAAACGCCAATCAACAACGAACCGTTAATTTTAGATGATAAATGCTCAACGACAGTGCCATGGACATCGCTTGAAAACGCTGACGTTACTTTTAAACTGGACGGAACTGCATCAGGTAGTCTAAAGATATATAACGACGGAATCCAAGTTAAAAGTTTTGGTGAAAATATGCCAGGTTATCATGGACCAGCTTTTCAGCAATATTTAGGACAAGAATGTGAAGATTATCGTGTAAGAGTACGATTGTGTAACTTACAACACTATGCACGTTCACGAGGTGCAGCAGAATTTTATTTGCTTGATGCGAATGGTGCAAGAATCGGAAAAGTTGCACTGAATGATAAATCGGACGGTAAAGACCCGTATATCGTCTTCAGTGTGGAAAGTGGAAGTAACTTTAAATACGTTTACAACAGTCCAGGTACTGTTAAAAAAGGAAAAGTAACAACGATTAAAGTTAAAACTAAAAATGGCACAAAAACGGTAACTGTCAATAAAAAGAAAAAAACAGAAGTCGCATATAAAACAATCAGTGTTCCATCGTCCACAGCAACATCGACGTTTACTGATTTTTACGGCTATCTTGACGTTTTAAAAATTGGAAACAAGTTCACTTTCAGCATTATGAAATTGAAATCCAACAACGCTGGCAACGCTTGGAGCAAGCCAATCACGACAACCTTTACAGATACTAAAAATACTTATAATAAAAAACTTGCAGGTATTGCATTTTTCCTAGCAAAAGCAGACATAGCGGAAGATAGAGCTAATCCTCCGATAAAATATACTGTTAACACATTGGCAATAACGGATGTCAAAGTTTGGAACATTTTAAACGGTGGCAATGGCATAACATCAAAACAAGAAATTATTGCACGTGCTGGCGAAGAACTAAGAATTGATTCAGAGGACGGTTGTTTTTATAAAAACGGTGAGCCGTTTATGGACAACTTTTATATTGGCTCTCAATTTCCTAAATTTACAGGCGGCGTTCCAATTGAGTACAATTTATTTCCGAAGCCTTCCAATTTAAAAGTAGATAGCGATAACCTCGTCAACGAATCAACTTTTGACGTCGGTTATTTACAAGCAGCGAGCGGTAAGCTCATGAGTAGTAGTAATGACACTATAGACAGAGCCTCAACATGGATAACTTGTGTACCAGCGCAAAACTTAACTTTCAGCATATTGAATACAGATAGCGACAGCGCGCGACGGATTTTCTTTTACACAAAAAGTAAAACGTTTATCAGTTATACAGAGTATGCAAATACGATTAAATCAGCAACTATTGTTGTACCTGCTAACGCTTATTACTGCAAAGTATATGCAAAAAAAGCGCTGACTATTCGAATGAAACTGGAAATCGGGACAGTTGCGACAGCATATAACGAGCATGTACCAACAGCCACGTGGTTGTTAGATTATAGACCTACACGGGATTAGGAAGGAGGCACATTGTGTATTTAATTGCAGATAAAAATTTAAAAATAACAGGCACGCTCTCGCTAGACGGGGGTTGTGCTTTTTTTGATGATCTAAGAGTTGTTAAAATCGCAGACGAACAAGGTAAAGTTTGGACAGATACGCTAGAAATATCTGTTCCTTATGGTTTTATGGAAACGGACATGATGACAGAAGGTTATCATCTGTTGAAAGAATACGAAAATGGTCGCTGGTATGCGTTTAGAATCAATGAGTGGGAAGACATTGCTGTCGGTCGTACGCATATGAAAAAAGTGTCAGCTATCAATTTGTGCGCGTGGGATTTAAATAAAACAGTACCAACTAAAGACACGCTAAAAAACGCATCAGCAACTATTGCATATAATTACGTTTTACAACGTAGTGGCTGGATTGCTGACGTTGATTCAGATGGTGATTTTAAAACATATGAGATTGATAATAACAGTAACGCAATGAGCTGGATTGATACTCTCAATAAAGATTACGAAAAAGAAATGCGTGCGTATGTACAGATACGCAACGGGAAAGTATTTAATAAAGTCATTGAAATCCATGACGAATTAGGAGAAAAAACAGGGCGAAGAATCGAATACGGTCGCAATGTGGTTGGCATCAATCGGACAGGTAGCGACACTGAAATGTACACAAAGTTATATGTATTTGGTGGAAATTTAGCTAGTGGCGAATCAGCCACAATTGCAAATGCAAATGATGGCAAATTGTTCATTGTTGATGATGCTGCGAATGATACCTGGAATGGCGGCAATAAATATTTAGAAGGCTTTGTAAAACACGAAACAATATTAGATCCACAAGGGCTTAAATATTGGGGTGAAGAGCAACTTAAGTTTTATAATCATCCGAAATACAACTATACGATTGATGTCGCAGAACTTAACTTTGATGCAGATTTAGGTGACACGTTACAAGTCGTTGACTTTGAAATGTCGCCTATTTTAACTGTCATCAGTAGAGTTGTGCAAAAGGAAATATCCGAAGCAGACCCAACCAAAAATAAAATCATATTAGGCGAGTACAATACAATCACGACTGTCACACCCGATTTAATCGGAAAATTGCAGGACCAAATAAATAACGGTCAAAATAAAGACCCTTACCGTATCGAATTATCTACTACGAACGGTACGAGCTTTAAAAACGGCGCAGGTGATACAACAATCATCGCACGTGTGTTTAAAGGGAATCGAGTGTATAACGTTGAGCCTAATCAACTCGTGTGGGAGAAAATCAACGCTGACGGCTCGCATGATTTAAATTGGGAGCGAGCTAATAAAAATGTCGGTAATGTGATAACTGTAGCTGCGATTGAATTACAACAAAAAGCCGTATTTAGGGCTAAATTAGTATTAGATGGTTACGTCTATATATCAGCAGACTTTTTTAAACGTGAGATTGACAGCGTTATTATGCGTGTAGATGCGATTGCTGATAATAATTGCGTAGTGATTCCTATTATCACAGACACTCACTATGCGACAGACAGCGTTAATGACAATAATATAAAAGCACGTTCAATGTCACATTTTACGAATGCCGTTGAATTAACGCATCAGATTAACACAGATGCCTTAGTGCATTTAGGGGATTTGGTAGATGGACACAGCACGAAAGCAATCGTTACATCTAACGTTAAAGCGGCTGTTAGTGAGCTATCTAAGTCTGCAACTCCATATTTTATTGCCAATGGTAACCACGACAATAATAGCTGGGGTGACGAAAGTCGTTATGAAAATGACGGTACACAGACGATTACACCCACAGAAATGCACGATTTAATAAGCAAAAAAAGCGAATCGTTTGGGTATGTTACAAATAAATCTGATAAATCAAGCTATGGTTACTACGATATTAAAGATAAAAAAACACGTATGTTTATACTCAACTCGTTTGATGTTCCATTTATATTAGTAGGCGGTAAGGTTAAATATCCGATTATAAATAAAGGTGGTTTTCAGCAAGCGCAAATCACATGGTTCGCCAACGCTTTAAAAAACACACCTAATGATTATAAAGTGATTATTATGGTACATCAATCGTTGCAAGGTATTTTTAACACATCGGCAGTTATACAGCCAAACGGTGACATCATAAAAGCGATTGTATTAGCTTACAAAAACGGCACAAATGTTAACATGACATCAAATATTGTAGATTACAAAGCAAGCATCTCCGTTAATTTTTCTGGCAAGCGTGATGTATGTGCGATATTTAACGGACACTATCATCAAGATTACACAAGCGTTGCTATGACAGTGCCTTGCGTTTCTATTATTGACAGTTTGGCACGTGCTGAAGGTGTTGTATTAGACAGGACAGTTAATACACGATTGGAAGATGGTTTTGACGTGATGATATTAAATAGTAAAACACGCACAATAAATTTAGTGCGATTTGGCGCAGGTATTGACCGTCAAATTAAATATTAAGAAGGGGTTGTTTACATGGCAATTATCACAAGAAGTGAATTAACATTAACAGACATAAAGGAAACAGTCGTTAGCAACACTGCACCACTGAATCCATCTTTAGGGGATGTTTGGTATAAACAAAACGGCAAATATGTCGAGCAATACCGTTGGAATGGCGTTCAGTGGGAGTTTATTTCCAGCACAAAAGAGACAGAAGATATAAAAAATCAACTTATTGTGGCTGATGGAAAGATAAACGCAGCACAAGAAAAAGCGGACGAATCACTCGGAAAAGCTCAAGAAGGGTTTGATAAAGCAGAGGCATTGTCTGAAAAGGTAGATGTCAACACAGGCGCTATAAGCTCGGTTAAACAAACGACAGCAGGCTTGCAAACAGCAGTTAAATCAAAAGCAGACTCGTCAACGGTCACACAACTTGCTGAAGTAGTTGCTAGTAAAGTAAGTAACGCGGACTTTGATAGTAATAAAACTCAGACAGCGGAATTGATTAGTAGTACAGTATCTTTGCAAAATAACGAAAATGTGAGATATGTGCGATTTTCAGGCAGTGGAAATAGCGTTAACTCAGGAAATCACCTTTTGGAGTTACAAGTAAATGATAGTGACAATAAAAACGTCGCACTGAACATTTTGCCAACAGCAGAAAAAGGTGCATGGACAAATTTAGTTTATGTGACTGACGGTGTAAGTGATGATAATGCTAAATATGCGACAGCAAACGGTGATGTATCATTTATTATAGACCTCAAAAAAATATATCAAACATTAAGCTCTTTAAAATTGTGGATATATGTTGCGACAGGTAGAGATTATCTCGATGTTAAATTAGAAATTTCCACAGATAAAAAAACATGGAAAATCGTGTATTTAAAAGATAATTATACGCCTACAACAAAAGGTGATACAGTCATTTTAAGCAACGCAGAAGCATCGTCACAAATCTCACAACTAGCGGACAACATCAACCTAAAAGTAGACAAGAACGGTATTATAAATCAAATAAACATATCGACTGAAGGTATCGTGATTGCAGGTGAGAACGTTTGGATAAGCGGTAAAACTAAGATAGATAATGCTGTTATTAAGAACGCAATGATTGATAGTTTATCAGCTAACAAACTAACTGCTGGGACGATTGATGCAGGTAAGATAAACGTTGTTAACCTAAACGCTTCCAATATAAGCGCTGGTATTATAACAGGTGCGAATCTTGCGATTAATCTTAATTCAGGAGAAGTAACCTTTCAAAAAGGCATTATAAAACGCGCAGATGAACTATTTTCTATCGATGTCACTAAAGGTATTGTTGAATCGTACGATAGTAATGGTGGATTTACAATTTCAAAAGGTGAAATAACTTTAAATAGTAGTCCAGAACTAACTATAGGGAATTCGAAGAAATATGGAACTATAACATACAAATGGCGGCTTCTCGATGCAAGTGGATTAGCTTTAATCGGAGAAGATGGTTATTCTTTAGGAACTTCTAATGCAGTTAAAAATATAGCTAATTCGACAGTGAATCAAGGTTCTGCTATATCGGGAAATAAAGAGGGTTATTTGAATGTTTTTTCTAGGCAAGTGATTAACTTGTCCTCAGGCGATTTATATAGTTATGGCAGCCTTAATTATAAATCACTTGCTAGTATAGAGATTGGAAATACTTCAAGAAATAAATCGGAGGTAGCTATATCAGCAAATACCGTAAGATTATCTGCAAAAGACGGCGATCACATTTTATTATCAAGCGACAGTACAAGTGCATTCGTTCAGTCGAATGTTATATACAGGAGGACATACTCTAGCGCACCTAATTTGTATATAACAGATTTAGGAACAATTGGGCGTTCGACATCAGCTTCTAAATACAAGTTGGCTATTGAGGAAGATAAAACAGACAACTATAAGAATATCTTAAAATTAAAGCACAAAACTTGGTATGACAAAGCTAATACAGAAACGTATGCAAGGGCGTTGGACAACAAGGATACGTTTGATTGGGATAATCCGGAAGATGAAGTATTACCCGTTGAGCGCATTCATGGTTTAATTGCTGAAGATTTAGTTGAGGCGGGTTTAACTGAGTTTGTTTCATATGGGGAGTTAAACGATGATGGAACAAAAGAAGTAGAGGGTATTCAATATGACCGCTTGGTAGTTCCATTACTACAAATTGTTAAGGATCATCAAATAGAAATAGAAAAATTAAAGGAGCGAATTATATAATGAAAATAGAATTTTATAACGCGGAATTAAAACCAATGATTGAAATGTTAATGGGTATAAAAGCAAAAGGGCGTAATTCTCGCGCAGTTAGTAAGTTTGTTAAATTAATATCAGCTAAGTTTGAAACATACGCAAAGGACGAACAAGAATTATTAAAAGAATACTGCTTAGTTGATGATAGCGGAGAATTAGTCACAACTACAAAAGAAGGTAACACTTTTGTTTCGTGGCTACCAGGTAAGCAAGCCGAAGCGGTAATAGCGCAAAATGAACTAGCAAACGAAAAAAATGTTATTGATTTAACTGAATATGAACCACATTTAAAGCATTTGATTGTCGCTCTTGACGAATCAGACGCTTTTTTAAGTGGTGTAGAAGCGCAATTGTACGATTTGGTGTTAGACAAATTAGAAGATATTGAAAATAAGGGGGGGAAATAATATGGCTATTAGAATCGATAAAAGAATTGCAGTGACAGGTACAGTAATGATTGGTGATGATGTGATTGCTATGTTGACGGCAAATATCAGCAATGAAGCAGATGGCCCAACATCTGTAACAACTTCAATTACTTCAAAAGATGCTTATATAGCAAACAAAGAAGCAGTTAGAGCTGATATAGAAAAATTTAAAGAAGCAATATATGAAATTGAAGATCAAGAAGATGCTGAATAACTTATTAAGCAATTAAGCACATTTAAATATGTGCTTTTAATTTTGAACTAAACAAGGGGGATAAGGATGGATTTAAACGAGTACTTAAAAGGGATAGCATCACTCGTAACAGCTATCACAGTTGTAGGCGGGGCGTTAATTTGGATATACAAAAAATTGGTATCTGATCCAGACAAGAGAATGGCGGAGCGAATCCAACGCGAAAACTCTGAATCACTAAAACAAACAGTGCAACCACTTACGCAATCAATAGAGTTGCTAAACAACAATCTCAAACAATCGGAAAAAGATAGAGAACAACTTAATAAAAAGGTTAATCTACATGACAATGTTTTAAACAACCATGAGACGCGTATCACCGTTTTAGAGGAATGGAAAAAAGGAGTGGCAGAAAAATGAAAAATTATCTAGGCATCAATTGGAAAGTACGAATTAAGTCAAAACTATTTTGGGTTGCTATCATACCAGCAATCCTTTTTTTAATTAGTAAAATTTTAATTTTGTTTGGAATCGACTTTGATTTTACGCAATTGCAATCGCAATTGTTAGACATTGTAGGCGCAGTTTTTAGTGTTTTGGTATTGCTCGGGGTAGTTGTAGACCCGACAACCACAGGTGCAACTGACAGCGAACAAGCTCAAAAATATGATAATCCGAGAGGGGAAAAATAATATGGTAAAAGTAATTAATAATGCGGTCTGTCGTGGTGTCGCAGGTAAGCGAATTGGGAATGTTAAAGGCGTTGTTATTCATAATGATGCAGGGGCTATTGGAGCAACTGTTGAATCGTATGTTAAACGTTTAGAATCAATGACTAACAAACAATTAGAAAACGGTTTTGCTCATTACTACATTGACCGCAACACAGTTGCACGTGTGGAAGACACATACAACAAAGCATGGCATACAGCTAATCAAGACGGTAATGCTAATTACATCGGTTACGAAGTGTGCCAATCATTAGGTGTAAGTGATAAAGATTTCCTTGCCAACGAGCAAGCAACATTTAAACAAGTTGCTGAAGATCTTAAATTTTACGGTTTGAAAGCTAACCGAGATACAGTCCGTTTACATCGTGAGTTTGTTGCAACTGCATGCCCACATCGTTCTTGGGAATTGCATGGCAAGTCAATTAACAGCGTTAAGGACTACTTTATCGCACAGATTAATAAATATATGGGTGTGACAACTCCTAAACCACCTGCAGCAATCAAACCGCCTGCAAAACCAAAGCCACCAGTTAAACCACAGGAAATTAAGCGTGTGGCTGAAAAAGGCACGTTCTATCCTAATACAGCTGTTGCTATCAAACATACGCCCACAATCAAAGCTAAGCAAGAGGCTACACTTGGTAAAGGTGAGTCAGTTATCTATGACAGCTACGTTAAGTCTGATGGCTATGTTTGGGTATCTTATATCCGAAACAACGGTAAGCGAGGTTATGCGTGTTCTCGTGACATTAAAACAGGTAAAGCGTTCGGTACGTTTAAATAACATTTAACTCTTCTTTGTTGAAATAACTGTATAAATTGAGATGTTAAAAGCTAATTTAGAAATTTTCTATTATTTATAATCATTTTTATGTATAATTAAATTATACGAAATAGAAAAGAGGATTATTTATGACACTAAGATATGGTGATTACCCACCAGCTTGTCCGCCGGAAGGGGCTGTATCATATGATGATTTAATTGTATACAGAGCTTGTTGTTCAGATTTAGTAGTCAAAGATCAGCTGAATATTGAAAATTTTATGCCAGTATTCGAACAAAAAAGCAGAAAATTCCCACCACAGAAAGAATGTGGAGCAAAAGCGATATCAGTTAATTCTAAATTAGAAGATTTAAAAGAGACATTAGAAAAATATCCGAGTATAGGTGACAAGATTATAAAATTTAAAATGAATAAAGATTGTGGAGTAGCTTTTTTAACACATACAAGTCATTACAATCTATGGGATTATAGAAGTCCAAATATTATAGAAGCAATAGGCGAAAGTTGGGAAGAAGAGGTGATTTGAAATGAGCATGTTATCGTTTAGTAGAGCTATAAACATAGAATACAAATTTATTTTTGAATATTATGATAGACCGTTGTCTTTTATAGGTTTCGTTGATAATATTAATTACTTATTTCATTTTATCGATGATGAGAATTTTTTTATTGCTGAAATGAATATCCAAGAGGTGGAAAAGTTATCTGAAAATAAAAATATAAGTGATTTTTTACACTTCTTAATAGATGAAAATAAAGTATCCATTATAAATTTCAACTATGACCTTGAGGAAACATGTTATAAAGATTTTGATGAAACTTTTGAAAGATACATACCTAAAAATGATTCTTTGATAGACTATGACATTTTATCAGAACGTCAAATAGATGCTGATTTTAGATTTGAGTCACAATTAGTTTTTCCTATTGAAACTGAACAATTAACAGTTCGCATATTAGATAACGATAATTCTAATTTATACAAGTTTTCCGTTATAGAAAATGTAATGAAATATATTAATGATTCGTTCAATTTTATTAGCAAGTCAGATACTAATAAAGAATTAATGATGAGCCCTTTTACTGTAGGTTCATTTAAAGTGAATTTTAAACTTTTTAACAATCCGAATTTAATAGAAGAAAATATAGATTTTTCATCGTTGATTAAAATTATCAACGAACTAAATACATCTGATAGAGCTCTAGATTTGAATTTAGCTGAAAATACTTTGAATTCTGAATTGCTCGGAAGTGTGGATAGTCTTTATGAAGTGCTCAAAAGAGAGGGTATACAGTTGCAATTTAAGGATGTAAACAACTTAAATTTAGCAGAATTGTCAGGTAGTCCGTTGATAGGTCACAATTTAAGTGTTTTTAAGGATAAGATAAAAGAGTTAAACCAAGAGAAATTAACTTCGGAAACGATAGTTGTTGATGGAGATATCAGGTCGGCAAACGTGCAAAGAAATTCTTTTTCTCTAGTTACTGTTGAAAAAGTTATTACAGGTAGATTTGATAAAAATTTACGGGTAGAATTAAGAGAAAAGTCAACTACTTTCACGAAATTCCCATCATCTATAACCGCGACAATAAAAGTTGAATATAAATATAATGAAAATGATGAGTTAATAAGCACAACATATACAATGATGTCTTTTTCTCAATAGAGAAATCAAAATATGTGAGTTGAATTAAAGTGATTTATTTTTCATACAGCAATAATATTGGGGAAATTATAAATACTTTCATTTCAAGGATTACAATTTTATTGCAAGAAACTACAAAATAAATAAAACTAAGCCCTAGCTCTTAATTGAGTTAGGGCTTTTTTTGTTTATATGATACTGTTAACGGATTCCATTTCGTCAACGGCGCGCGTTACATTAATTAACTCGTTGTCTTCGTTAATGATATCATCATGATAATACCAGTCTAAAATCGGTTTATAATCGCCAAAGACAGGAGTGTTTTCTCGCACAATTCGTATATTGCTATTTATGTTAAGATTACCATGTAGTAGCTCAGATTTCAATTCGCCTAACAGTTCTGTATAATCATAAGATATATGCATTACATCACCTCGTTGTAATTATTTTCGATGATCAATAATTCGTCAAGTACGTCACCAGGAGATTTATCAACCGTGTCAGCGATAGCTTTAATAACAGTAACGCTAGTTTTAGTAACCTCTTTTAAAGAGGCGCTATATAATGTTGTTGCGGATATCCCTGTTTTTCTAGCAACTTGTGCAATTGAGCTATTGTTTTCTTTCAAAAAATATTTAATTGGTGTTTCTTTAAATTTGTCGATAGCACGTTTCTTGTCTTTACCTTTACCGAGCGCAGCAGTGTAGTAATCTATAATGTTAGGTTGTGCCTGCTTGATTTGTAATTCTGCGCTATATTGAGATGTAAAACTATTTGTAACAACACGTATCAATTCGTTGTGCTTGTTGTAGTGTACAGCATAATCAGCATAAATCTCTTTTTTGTCGCCTGCCGGAAAAATAAGTTTGTTTTTCTCTTTTTCGTTTAATTCGTCGTAAGTTTTAATTGCATGTGTAACAACCCCGTTTTTAGCCTTACCTTTTATAATCAT